ACAAGGTGAGGAATGATGAGCGAGTAGCAAAGATTCCTTTTGACCAGAAGTACAATGGATTCCTTCCATCCAATCCAGTATGGGGAAAGAATGGAACTGCATACAAGAAAAAATAAAAAAGCAAACACATGGCTGAAGTAGTATTCATATCGGACACATACATCAAGAAGTACACACAAGTCAATGATAGTGTTGACCCAAACTTCTTCTATCCTTCCATCTATCTTGCACAGGACAAGTATCTCTCTCCATACCTTGGAACAAACTTGTACAACAGACTCAAGGATGATGTTGCAAACAATACTTTGACTGGTGACTACAAGACTTTGATGGATGACTATATCTTGAGAGTAGTCTTGTGGTGGACTATGGTTGATGTCTATCCCTACTTGACCTACAAGATTGACAATGGTTCATTGGTTCAGAGAGTGAGTGAGGATACTCAACCAGCATCTGATGCAGTCATGAAGTCCATGATGGATAGAGCAAGACAGAATGCAGAATACTATACTGGACTTTTGATTGACTACTTGTGTTCAGAGTCAAATTTGTTCCCAGAGTATTCCAACAATACTTCACCACAGAGATGTCCAATTGGAATCAGAAAAGGAGATTCACACTACATCTTCTCAAGCGGAGGACATCCAGCAAATGTGAGACATGGTGAGAGGAGACTCAACCAGTTGCCATGAAGAAGAGAGATACTAAGAAACTGAAAAGAGAATACTTGAATAGACTGCTCAAGTATGAACACAAACTATTGACTAAGTTGGTCACAAGTAAAGTGAAAGAGACATGAATCAATTCTGGGAAGATGTTGGAATGTTCATTCACACATATGGACAATTCATCATTGGAACAGGACTGGGAGTGATTGCAAAACTATCCTATGATATCTACATGAAGAGGACTCTATCAATACTGCAATGGATATCCATCATTGGTCTGTCGATATTTTCTGGGTATCTTATGTCTGTCTATTGCGTATCAAATCACATGGAGAAGGAAGCACAATACCTTGTTCCCATTGCAACATTGATGGGAGAGAAGATTGTTGTCTATCTCTTTGCCAACTACAAGGACATCATCAATGCATTCATCAAAGTAATTCAACCGAAAAAGTAAACAAACAAAAATCTATACTATGGAAGAAATCATGAACCCAACTTCAGATGACTTGTTGAGAGAGACAATCATCATTCTCATTGGTCTAATTGTACGAGCAATTGAGAAGAGGAAACTCAAGAAACAATTGAAGAAACAATCAACAGAGGAGTGAACTATGGCATCAAGAGAAATCAAAGACTGCACACTTGAACTTCAGAGAGCATGGTCTCTTGCATCTGCTGAGTTTGCTTCCAAACATCCAGCACTACCACAACCATTCATCACTTGCACATACAGGAGCGAACAGGAGCAACTTGAACTCTATGCCCAAGGAAGGACAAAGAAGGGAAAAATAGTCACCCAGATTGCTTCTGGAGGGAAGCACAACATTCTCCCAGCACAGGCATTCGATATTGCTTTCAAGAAAGATGGAAAGTTGGACTGGTCTGCTCACCTATTCAAGAAGTTTGCAGACATAGTCAAGAGGGTATCTGATGATGTAGAATGGGGAGGAGACTGGAAGAGATTCAAAGACCTTCCTCACTTCCAAGTGTAACAAAAAAAAGAGAGCATCCATTGGATGCTTTTTTTTTGTGTGATTTTCAGCAAGTTAGACCACATCATGTCTATTGTTAATATCTTTCATTTGGATTGATAGACATTTGTAGTACATTTGCTACTCCAATAAAGGAACACACTTAAAAAATTAGACACATGAAACAAGCAATTTACATTCTGGACATCGCACAAGCACAAGTAGGTGATGTAGTTATCTACAAGGGAATCACTCAGAAGATAGTTGAACTACACTATCATCCACATCACAAGAATTTGGAGACCATTACCACAGACCAAAATCATATCAAGTCTTGGTCAACTGTCCACACATTGGACAAGTCCAAGTCAACTTGGGCAAAGGAGGAAGGATACTATGATGAGTGCTTGAAGGCTGGGAATGTCATCCACATCAACATCTAAATCAACTGGGGAGGAGTTTGACTTCTCCCCTATTTTTCATTCTCAAATCAATCAATCAAAACCAATATCATATGTACAATGTACTCATTGAACCAATGCAGAATCACATCAATGATGGTGCTGCTCAACTTATCTGTCTACCCACCTATGGCAAAGCACTATCTGTCTTCAAGGAGATATGTGACTCCAAAGGATTGGAGTATGATACCTACAACCAAGAAGACTATCCATGTGAATGGATTGCTGGTGGAGTAGGTCATGACTATCGTATCACCTTAATGCCAGACCATCATGTTTGAATCACCAATCAATCCACCAGACAATCACTCTCTGTGCATCTATTGTGATGCTGATGAAGTGAGAGCAGAAGCAAGACAACTTGCAAGTGATAGAGCAAAGCAGTACAACATAGAGAATCCAGCATCAGAAGAAGATGAGAAGATTGATGAGGACTTCTATGATGATTGCTTGGATGAAGTTCAAAACCAGCATGGGATGTGTAGATGGTGCTATGAGGAAGACCATGCTGATGATGACAGAGATGACTACTGAACTTATATTTGTCTAACTTAATACATACACACAAGATGGTATCAAATTCTTATCTACAGGAAAGGAGAGCAGATGCTCTCAGATTGAAAAGCATTCTGGATGCTGGTGCAAAGCACAACTACAATGAGATTGATTTAGCAGTCATCAGAAGAGCATCAGAATCACCCAATGGTTTTGCAGTTGTCTACCAGAATTGCATGGTAGTTTGCAAGAAACCAAACACATCTGGACTCATGGTTCATCACTACTCAATCTTTGACCTATGAAGTATACTCAGAGAACAATCAACATGACCATCAACTATATGTCAAAGCAGTTTGACATGAGTGATGAAGACATCAAGTTCTACACCAAGCAACTTGAACTACTGGTAGAAGCAGTAGTCTTTGACTTCAAAGATGAAGTCTCTCAAATCAAAATCAATTCTAAATCTCATACACATGAAAACAATTCAAATCAAGGTTAAGCAACCAGCAGTAGAACAAACAACTGAAGTATCTATCCCATGCTATCGCAAAAGAGGAAACTGGTACTATGGAGTCCTATCAGAAACTGAAGCAATCCAAGTCTTCAAGTCAGAGTATACCAATGTTGGTGCATACATCTGTACTGGAGAGAGAATGGTCTCTGATGCTTTTGATACAGGAACAGAAGAATCTACCAGAAGTGAATTCCTTGAAGCACTAAGTTGGTCAATTGCTGGAATCAATGCTATCACAAGAGAGATGAAGGAGGACAACCAATGAACTATCCACTATCACCAGAGCATATGGATGCTCTCCAGAAGTTCCAAGGTAGACTCAACTCTGAACCATCCATTGAAGGAGTTGAATTGACTCCAGATAGGAAAGCATCTACACTTGTCATCAGTCACATTGAGATGACATTGGATGAACTTTTCTTTGGTCAATGGACAACAGAGAACTTCCAATGGTCTCACATAGCAAATGAAGTCCAAGCATCACTTGAACTGGTAGTCATTCATCCAGTATCTGGTCAACAAATCAGAAGGATTGGAACTGCATCAGTAGTCATCATGGTAGACAAAGTTCCAGATGATATCAAGGATGACCCAATCTTGAGGAATAGATGGGCATTGAGTGCTGACAACAAGAAACCAAATGCTCTTGACATGGCATTCCCTAAACTCAAATCTGAATGTCTGAAGAATGCATCTCAATCTCTTGGGAAAGTATTTGGAAGAGACTTGAACAGGAAGAACAAGGATGTCTATAGACCATTCAGAATCACTCCTCAGACTACTGGAGTATCAGCACTACCAGAATCAACCATGACCAAGATGATTGAAGGAATCAAATCTGGAGCAGATGAGTTTGAGATACGGAATGCAATGGAACTCATGAAGGATGTGATGAGTGAGGAGCAGAAGAATCAGTTGAACCAATTAATGAAAGAGACACATGGAGAATAAGTATGTACAAGACTTGCTGATTCAATCAGCGCAACAATCCCTTGCATGGGATAGAATGAGATTGGGCAAATTCACAGGTAGTGGAATCTCTGCTCTGATGACTGAACCAAGAAGCAAAGCAGACAAGGACTCTGGTGCTTTCTCTCAGACTGCTCTCAAGTACATTCATGAGAAACTCATGGAGCAAGTCACAGGACAAGTATGCTATGAAGCAACAGGAAGAGCATTGGACTGGGGAAACGAATGGGAGGAGACTGCATTGAAGGAGTTAGCCAAACACATTGGTAGTACACCAGAGCAGACCAAACTCAAACCATCATTCAAGTTGTTCAATGAATATAGTGGATGTTCTCCAGATGCTTTCATGTATCATCAATGCTTTGACATGGAACTGGGAGTAGAAATCAAATGTCCATTCAATTCACTCAATCACTTCTACCATTGTCAAATCACAGGAGCAGAGACATTGAAGGAAATCAATTCAGACTACTACTGGCAAGTTCAAATGAATATGCTCACATTCGGGAAGACTGCATGGATATTTGCTTCATTCGACCCAAGACAACCAGACAACAAGATTCTTCATCATGCTCTGATTCACTTCAATCCAGAAGATGGTGAACTGCTTTGTCAGAAATTGGAGAAAGCATATGAGTACAAGCAACAATTGTTGAACGAATGGACTAACACACCAGTACTATGAGAGACTCCACTATTGTCTATCGCTCATTCTATGAAGCAATCTCTGAACTACCAAAGGAAGTTCAAGCAGATGTCTATCATGCACTCTTTGAGTATGCTCTGAACTTCAATGAAGTTGAACTATCTGGACTTGCAAAGACCATCTTCACTCTCATCAAGCCACAACTGGATGCAAACATGAAAAGGTATATGAATGGAACTATACCAAAGAAGCAAACAGGAAGCAAAGTGAAAGCAAAAGACAAGCAAACTGCAACCAAAAGTGATGCTAATGAAAATGAAAATGAAAATGAAAATGGAAATGAGAATGGAATCATCAATGAGACTGATGTGATAGAACTTGCAAAGGACAAGTTGAAACCAGTTCCAAAGAAGAGACCATCACCATCACCATTCATTCCTCCTACACTTGAAGAATGGAAGCAATACTTCAGAGCATATGGAATGAAGGAAGACATTGCAGTCCGCTCATATGAATCATACAAGGTTGCTGACTGGCATGACTCTAAGGGAAAGAAGATTCTGAACTGGAAGCAGAAAGTTCAACAAGTTTGGTTCAAGGATGAGAACAAATCATCTGAAGCAAAAGCGAACAGATATGTACTACCATTGCAATACAGACCAACAGGAGGACTATCATGATACAGAGAATACAATCACATGACTCGGACATAGAAGTTGCAATTCTGGGTAGTCTATTGCTTTCTGAGAAGATGCTTCCAGAAGTGATTGAACTACTTGCACCAGAAAAGTTCTATGAACCAAAGCACAGAGATATCTACTCTGCAATTCTATCACTCTACAGAGCATCCACACCAGTTGACTTGCTCACCTTGACCAAGCAGTTGAGGAGTGAAGGAAAGTTGGATGATGTTGGTGGTGCTTTGTATGTGTCTCAGTTGACCAACAGAGTTGCATCTACTGCAAACATCACAACATGGTGCTTGCAGTTGAGTGAGATGTTCATGAAGAGGAGATTCAATGAGATTGCATCCAAAGTATATGAGAAGACTTTTGATGAGACCATTGATGTCTTTGATGTCTATGATGAATTCATGACTCAGATGAATGAAGTCTTCCAGCAGAATCTCAAAACTGAAGTAGTTCACATCTCTGGAGTAGTGACTGAAGCATCAAAGTCAATTGCTCACAGGATGAACTCCAATCAAGAAGTCTCTGGATATTCTACAAGTGTTAGGTCTGTGGACATGATGCTTGGTGGACATCAGAAGTCAGACCTAATGTATATGGCTGGAAGACCAGCAATGGGAAAAACTGCTATGGCATTGACTGAAGTCTTGGAACTTGGGAAGTCTGGTGTACCAGTTGCATTCTTCTCTCTTGAGATGAGTAGTGTTCAACTTGCATACAGACTTGCTTCAATGGTATCTGGTGTATCAGCAGAGAAACTCATGAAGTACAAGTTGGACAAAGAGTCGGCAACCAAATACTATCAAGCAGTTGATGTGCTGAACAAGATGCCCATCTACATTGATGATACTGCTGGTCTCTCTGTGATGGACTTGAAAGCAAAAGTCAAGAGGATGCAACAGAAACATGGAATAGAGATTGTCTATGTTGACTATGTCCAGTTGATGTCTCTTGGTGGAAAGAAGACTGGTCTCTCCAGAGAACAGGAACTATCTGCTATCTCAAGGAATCTGAAGTTGATTGCAAAGGAGTCCAACATTCCAATGGTAGTTCTATCACAACTATCCAGAGGAGTAGAATCAAGACAGGACAAGAGACCAATCCTTGCAGACTTGAGAGAGTCTGGTTCATTGGAACAGGATGCTGATGTTGTCACCTTCCTATTCAGACCAGAATACTATGGTATCATGGAAGCAGAAGGAGGACATTCAACCAATGGACTGGGAGAGTACATCATTGCCAAACAGAGGAATGGTGGAACTGGTATCTGTCCAATGAGATTCCACCACAACATCATGAAGTATACAGACATGAATGTCTATCCACATGGTCAAACACAAGATGAATTCTGATGAAGACTTGCAAAATCTGTAGAGTGAAATTCACTCCATCATTCTCCACACTTCAACCAACTTGCACCAGTCCTTTGTGCATTCTGAAATGGGCAAAGAAAGTTGATGAGAAGAAAGGGAAGAGAGAGATGAAAGCAATGAGAGAGAGACAGAAGTCAATCTCTCAATGGAGAAGAGAACTGCAACAAGTATTCAACAAGTTCATCAGAGAGAGAGACAAGGGAAAAGGATGCATCTCATGTGGAGCAAAACTGCAAGGGAAGTATGATGCTGGTCACTACTACTCTGTTGGTTCATATCCAAACTTGAGATTCAATGAAGACAATTGTCATGGTCAATGTGTCCATTGCAACCAACATCTTCATGGGAATCTTCTGGAGTACCAGATAGGAATCATGAAGAGGATTGGAAAGCATAGACTGGAAGACTTAGAACTACAGAGGAATGAACCATTGAGACTTCCTCTGGATGAAATCAAAATCAAAATTAATTTATACAAATCAAAAACCAAACAACAATGTACCAAGTAGAATCAGTAGAATTGCCACAAGCAAAAGGAAAGAAATCAATTTACCCATTCAAGACTCTTGAAGTCGGTGAATCATTCTTCATTTTTTGTGAACCAGAACAGATGACCAAGACACAAAGGAAGATGTCTGCTCTATGTGTGATGTCTGGGAAGAGACATGGAAAGAAGTTTGTCACAAGGAGAGTTGACAATGGTGTGAGAATCTTCAGAATAGAGGAGGTGAAGTCATGAAGATATTGATTGCTTGTGAAGAGAGTCAAACTATCACAAAAGAATTGAGAGAATTAGGACATGAAGCATATTCTTGTGACTTGCTTCCATGTAGTGGAGGACATCCAGAATGGCACTATCAATGTGATGTATTCAGTATCATAGACAATGGATGGGACATGATGATTGCACATCCTCCTTGTACCTATCTTGCTGGTAGTAGTGTTCAATGGTTATCACATCCAGAAGATAAACATCTCAGTTTTGATGAAAGAAGACCACATCCAAAATATCCAAATAGAAGACAAGATATGTTGGATAGTATTGAGTTTGTGAAAAAGTTATATGATGCACCAATTGAACACATAGCAATTGAGAATCCTGTTGGATTGTTGAGCAGTAGATGGAAGAAGCCAGACCAAATTGTTCAACCATATATGTTTGGAGATGAAGCAACAAAAACTACTTGTTTATGGTTGAAGAATCTTCCTCTACTCTTACCTACAGAAATAGTTGGAAAAGGGGAAAGAACAATCTTCGCATCTGGAAAATCACATCCCAAGTGGTATGCTGATGCTTTGTCTCAAGCAAAGACAAAACAAGAGAGACAAACATTGAGAAGCAAAACATTCAAAGGTATGGCAAAAGCAATGTCTCATCAATGGAGTCAATATATTACTCAATGTAAAACACAATTGAAAATATGGGAACAATGAAAAAAGAAACAGCAATAGAATGGTTAATCGGTGAATTGAATGGATATGATGAAGATTGTGAAATTTTTAGAATAGCCAAAGCAATGGAGCGGGAGCAGATTCAATCTGCATATAAAGATGGATTGATTCAGCATCCAAATGATTTTACAAGTCAAGAGCAATACTACAACGAAACATACGGAGGTGACAAATGAAACCAAAAGTCAAAACATGGTTGAACCAGATTGAATCTGGAATGATATCCAGCAACACAACAAGGATACTTCACTACATCATGATGCATGATGGATGCACTATCCTACACATGAGAGAAGACTTGCTCTGCTCACATCAGACATTGACTGCAATCATCTCTGCATTGATGGATGAAGGACTGGTCAAATCAATTGGGGAGATTGAAGTTGATGGTTCACACTACTCCAGAATGAAATATGTATCCGACTCTGTAGACAGAATCATGCAAATGAATAAGAGGAGAGAGGAGAAATTCCACAGATTCATTCTTTCTATGGGTGAATATCTGGACAAGTTGGATGTCATCCAGCAGCATCTGGATGCTTTGAAGTTGGAAGATATTAATCACACACACACACATCATGAGTCTACTGAACTGGAATCAAAGAGTCAAGGACATATTCAAGGAAGTCTATTCTGACTTGTATGTATACAGGTTGACCAATAGACACATCACTTGGTGGAGAAGCATCTACATAGTGACCATGCTCTTGTCTATGTATCTGTCATATGCTGATGACTCATGCTGGTTGAAGATTTGGTTCACCATCTTCTTCATTCATACTGGAGCAGTAGTGATT